CCGTCAGGGACTGCTTCGCAACCTGAACGACTAACTAAACATTGTGAGGGTGGGGATTGGCCCCACCCCCACAATCAGATTTGGAGTAGAATGGGACAACGAGCGATTGCTTTGGTTTACAGCCGGAGCGCCGAACCTGCCGGTTCGCGTGGTGCAAGCCCCTCGCACTACGCCCCCGGAGAGGTGTCCGGTGCCCGTTTTGTCGGTGAAGCCGACATTGGCTGGGGACCAGAGGAACCTCCCTCCCCCGTTGTCCCGTTCTGCTCCTCTACTACCCATGCAGGGAACGCCTGCAAGGCGCGCCCTGTTCACGGAACAGACCTTTGTATTGGGCATACGAATCAGAAGGCTGCTAAGTCTTGACAGCAATGACCATCGCTGAAATGCGAACGCAGATTCGTTCTGTTGTCGATATCGACAGCAGCGACATCAGCGACACGGTGCTGAACAACATGCTTAGTCAGGGCTTTGACACGATTGTTTACAGCGAGAAGAGATGGCCCTTTTACGAGGCGTACACCACCTGTACGACAACTAGTGGTACCAACGACTATTCGTTGACTACCATCGCGGCTGCTCCTGACGCTATCAGTCAGGGTATTCGGGAGATTATTTCCCTGAAAACCGACGATCATATTATTGAATACGTTGGCAGGGATTACGCTGACGGGAACTGGCCGATCAACGTAAGTACCTCCGGGCGACCGTGGCAATGGAGTTACTGGCAGGATGCGGTGCGGCTTTATCCAGTAGCCTCACCATCTACGTACGCGCTATTCGGAATCCAACTTCGTTCGGGGTGGGTACTTCGGATGGGACCGCACCCGATTTGCCGGATGCGTTCCATCCGGTGTTAGCCACCTATGGTGTTTTCAAAGCATACTTGCAGCAGGAAGATCCAGTGATGGCGCAGCAGTATTTCATGCAGTTCCGATCCGAACTTGACAATGTGGCGCGCAGGTTTGCTGACACTCCCTCTCCCCAGCCCATGATCGCTAACAGTCGGACGCCCACACGTAATCTAGGCGGTACGCTCCGCTATGCGTCTTCGGGCGGGGTCATCTGGTAGCGGGCAATGCCCCGCCAAGAGTTCAAACTAGAGGTACTGGAAGCCTTCACCGGAGGGCTAAACCTCAGGTCTGACCAGTTCAACCTGAACGATAACGAATCTCCTGACCTGTTGAATGTAGTTGTTGACCCCCGAGGGGGTATCCGGCAACGCGATGGCGTTGACCGGCGTAACACGACTGCGCTGAGCGCAGATGTGCAGGGCATTTGGGCGTTATACACCGATGGTGGTACCAGCCAGTTGATGGTCAACTACGATACCAAGGTGGCGTATTCGGCCTCTACGAACTTCACTGACATTACTGGCATTACTGCTCGTACCGCAGGTACGCGCGTGTATGGCATGACAATGAACAATATCGCCTACGGGGTTTCACGAGACAAGCCGTCGTTCAGGTGGAATGGTAGTGCGGCGGCTGATCTTGGTACAACGCTGGATGGTTCTGCGGGCAACTTCCCGCAGGCTCAGTATGTGACGTTTTGGAACAACTTCGCTTGGACAGCGAACACGTACGAGTCGGCTACCGACTACAAATATCGTGTCCGTTGGAGTAACGCTAATGACCCGGAGAGGTGGACTGCTGCCGACTACGTGGACATCGACAAGGGGGAACACGGCGATTACATTACCGGATTGGTTCCGGCGGGTGATCGCCTGCTGATCTTCAAGACGAACAGCGTACATGCAGTATTCGGCTTTGATTCCGATTCGTTTCAAGTAGTGACATTGAGCAACGATGTCGGATCGATACCCCTGTCGTCACCCGTATCGACTACGTATGGAACTTTCTTCTGGTATGCAGACCAAGGGGTGTACCTTTACAACGGGGAACGGTTTATTTGGGTGTTCGATAAGTTGTCGCCCGCCATCGATGATGGCCGTCTTGACAACATCGACACCAACCCTCCCCAGTTGGCATGGGGCAACAACAAGTTGTACGTGTCCGTGGATTGGACAGAGGGCGGTGTCACGACACGACGTACCCTCATCTACGATCCGACGATCGGAGAGGGCGGGGCGTGGGTGTTGTCCGATATTGATGCTGGACCGCTGTATGCGTACCGTCCTCCAAGCGCCTCATCCACCGTTTTCGGTGGATGTGTGGCGAATACCGGTGTTGTGGTCGATGTGGAGGATGCGCAGAATCGGGTAACGGATCGTTACGCCAACACTGATACAACCCATATTGCTTCACATTTCGTGACCCGATGGGTGTCGGGCAAGAACCCGATTGTGAAGAAGCGGTGGGGACGGCCACGGGTCGTCCTGTCCGCAGAATCAACATTGACACTTCCCATTCAGGTCTTCAAAGATTACGATAAGTCGGTACAGTCGTCATCATTTGATTTGAATATCGTCGCAAAGACTTCGGATTCGCGGTGGGGTACCGCTAAGTGGGATGATGCCGATGAGGAATCGGCGTATGTGGCGAAATGGGATTCGATTGCTTACGATTTGACCGCTGATATTGTGAATCTGCCCACACTTGGGACAGCAAAGAGTATTAGTATGAAGGTCAGCGGGCCTTCCACCGACAACCACTGGGAAGTGAACGCTTTGGCGTTCACTTACACGCCAAGGAGACTCAGGTAAATGGCAACACTCGCTGTTTCAAACTCGTTCTCCGCTGGGACGACCATCGTCGCAGCGGACATGAACGAAAACTTTGACGACGTTGAAGCGTTCGTCAACACCACACCCGGTGTCGTTCAGAAAGACATCGTGGACGTATTGGGCGACTTGATTGTTGCTACGGGTTCTGACGCGGTATCTCGTCTGGCCGCAGGCACAGACACCTATGTTCTGACTGCCGATTCAGGTGAGGCAACGGGTCTGATCTGGGCTGCGCCTGCGACCGGTGACATCACCGGTATTACGACTGCGGCTGCTTCAGGTTTGGCCGGGGGTACGACCAGCGGAACGGCCACGCTTACGTGGAATCCCGGTGGCCTAACCGCAGCGCAGGCTTTCGGAACAGATGCGAATGGTGTGGATGTTTCATTCCATTCGGCCACATCTGGCGACTTGATGTTGTGGGATGCCTCCGATGAGAAACTGGTCATTACCGGTACTGCGGGACAAAACGCCTTGGAAGTGGCTGCTGGTGATCTGAGTCTCAACGGTGTAGCAGTAACATCATGGGTAGATACTAACCTCGTTCTCGCTAACTCAGTATTCAACTAAGGAAGGCCAATGGCAACATTCAGCAAAGAATATCTAAGCACGAGCGCCCTCGGGGAGCCGACCCTCAGCACCAGCACCACAGCGGGGTCACCGACTCCGATCCACCTGACCGGAACGTCGGCCACGGTGGAGGACGAGGTGTGGCTCTACTGCTCCAACAGCCATTCGGCTGATGTGGAGTTGATCCTGTTCTTCGGGTACACCGACGGCTCGGTGCCGACCGCCCCGGCCAGCACCCTGTTCCAGACGATCACGACGAAGGCGGGAATGACGCTGGTCATCCCCGGTATCGTGATGACCGGCAACGGTTCGACGGCCAGCGTGGTGTCGGCCTATGACGCTACGGGTTCGGTTCTGAACCTGTGGGGTTACGTCAACCGGATCACCGTCTAGTACATGTTCCGTCAGGATCGCACCAACCCGTCTACCGCCATATCCAACTGGCGGGGGCGGCATGACACGCCGAAGGCGTGGCCTTCGACGGCTGTGTCTTCTTGGTTGAATGGCGGCCTGTTCGGTGGTCCGATGGAATACACCACTACGGGTTCTCCGACGGTAACCATTTACGGGGCGTACACATCGCTCACCTTTACGGGTAGCGGGAACTTTGTCATAACCGCAGGTACACGGGACATTGAGTTTTGTGTAATCGGTGGGGGAGGCACGGGCGGTTCTATGGCAGGAGGCGGCGGCGGTGGCGGTGGCGCTGGGGCCATGTATGTAGGCACAGCGGCAGGATTGACTGTCGGAACCCACACAACATCTGTCGGTAGTGGCGGTTCCGGCTGGACTGCGGGTTTCTACTCCTACGGCCAAGGCCGTGACGGCACCTCTAGTAACTTCACACCAGACGGGGAGTCTGCATTCACGGCAAATGGTGGTGGCGGAGGGGGCTTCCTGACTACGGGCGGTCGGGTAGGTGGGTGCGGTGGTGGAGCCGGTGCAGACGGTAACACTCCCCTCGGAGGCAATCCTCAGGGCGGCGCCACGACCGGGTTCAAGGGGGGTAACGGGGATGGCGCTACCCCGTCGGGGTACGACTGGGGCGGTGGTGGTGGTGGCACGGGTCAAGCAGGCCACAATGCGGGCGACTACAACGCTGGGAGTGGAGGGTACGGGGCAACAAACGATTACGGCACGGGTGTAGCGGTACAACGTACTGGCGGTGGTGGCGGTACCAGCAGCAACGGTCTACCCGAATCTGCACGAGATAGGCCCGGTGGAGCCGGAGGGGGTACTTACGGCTACGCTACACAGACTCCTCCCGCCGCAGCAGCGAATACTGGATCGGGCGTCGGCGGGTGCGACCGTGGTTACGGTCAAGGAAATGGCGGCTCTGGGATTGTGATACTCAGGTGGCTTACCTGATGGCGCATTTCGCAGAACTGGATGAAACCAACACTGTCATCGGCGTGGTCTTCGTCCACAATGACGTAACAACTATTGACGGTGTGGAGGACGAGCAGCGAGGGATCGACTTCCTCAACGACCTGTTTCCCGATTCGGGAACATGGGTACAAACGTCATACAACGATAACCAGCGTCACCAGTTTGCAGGGATCGACTTCACCTATGACGCTGCTCAAGATGTCTTTCTTATCCCCCAGCCGTTCCCGTCGTGGACACTGGATGAGAACATGGACTGGCAACCGCCAGTTGCATATCCTAGCGGGCATGAACCACCTTCGCATTACTGGGACGAGGATACGACCTCATGGGTTGAAGTTGCATAATGGACACGCCGACCGATATCCGCCAAGTCAAAATCCCCACCGTCGCCGTCGGGTTGATGCTGTCCGTGGCTGTAATCGTCGGCACAGTCACATGGTCCTCAGCACGCCTAGTGGCGCGCATCGACCATTTGGAAGCAACAGTGTCTTCTATTGAGCAGACGATGGACATGAATGCGTATGCGCGTTCTGTCGATTTGGAGGATTTGCAGGTCACGGTCAACTATTTGAGTGTGGCGTTGGATGATTTGGGCGACATGATTGATGATGATTGGTCGGTGGAGGACTGATGCCGGTCATATACAAGCCGACACATAAGATGTTGGGACAGAATGCACGTTCTATTGAATACGAACTTCGCAAGATTCAAGAAAAACTGGACGATTTAGAGATTCGCGTAACGGCGTTGGAGCCGTAGGAGCAGGTATGGGTATTCGGAGGTCAGCATCAGAATATGGATCAAGTGTCGGAGATGAGGCGCTTGCCGTGGCTGGCACGGCAGTTCCTTTGGCGTCGGTTCCTGCCACGGCTATAGCGGCGATGGTCACCAACGGAGGCGAACCTATTCGGATTCGTTGGGGGACGCCTACGGCGAGCGTGGGGCATTACATCAACCCGTATAGTGTTCTGGATTTGTACCTAGATGATTTGACGGACGTGAAGTTTATTCAGGTTTCATCTAGCAGTACGATCCATGTCACCTACTTCGGCTAGGAGCCAATATGGCTACAAGGATCACTCAGCGTATAGATCAGGTTCCGACCGGGGACATTACTGCTGTCACGACCTCTTCCACCAGCGGTTTATCCGGGGGCGGAACGAGTGGCGCTATTGCCCTTACTGTGGATGCGAGCAGACTGACAGCACTTGGGGCTACGGTAGCGACCACCGACTATCTAATCATGTACGATACCGATGGAACCGCAACCAAGAAAGTTTTGGTTTCTAACACGGTAGGTGTTTGGGGCTAATGGCCTATGTGAGTCCCGCTACGACGCGCACGATGGGTTTGACTAGGCGCACCATCGATTACGGTTACGGGCTGTCTGATATTCAGGAGGCCCGTGAGAACCTGATGCGGTCTAGTGCGATAGGTAGTTATCAGAATCGTAAGCAGTTCGCTGATCTGGGGCGTGCGTTGCCGGGTGGGTTCAATCGGCGCGGCATGTTGGATTCTGGTTTGTTTCGGCGTGGCAAGGAGCGTCTTGCTGGTCAGCAGGAGTTGGCGACGTATGGTTTGACGGGGCAGATCGAAGAGGCGCGCCGTCAGTTGGATAAGCAGCGTAGTTTGTTGGAGGAACAGTTTCAGCAGGGGGTTCAGCAGGATGAGATTGCTGCTGCGTTGCGCCGGTTTGGGGTGGCGCAGACTATTCAGGGACTCGTCTGATGCCGCATGTTCCGGGTCGTCCTAAGGAGGGTCATCCTCAGGGTGTTGAGAAACTGGGGGCAGCGGTTGGAGGTGGATTAGGCAACTTATTTGGTTGGGCAAAGGACACGGCATGGCCGTGGATGAATCAACCCCCTACGCAGGGTGCGTTCAATCCTGCTACTGGTCTGCGAGATCCATTGCCGCCGGTTTCAGAACTGCGCGGAACTGAGTTGGGAACAGGGATGAGCGAGAGCATTGCCACCGCATTGGCTAATAGCGGGTGGGGTAATGTTGATCGTGGTCACGGTTTGACAGACTACAATCCGAATATTCCCGCTGATCCCCAGTTTGGAAACGTCACTCGTTCGTTTGGTGGACCGATCCAAGGGACGGGCGTTGCTGGTTCTGGTGATCCATACGCAGATGCAGCGTTCAGGATGGGACCAAGTACCCAAACGCAGGTTCCTGCGGACACGCAGGCTCCTGCGAGTACGGGGTCGTGGTTGGACATTCTTGAAGACATGCGCCTGAACGATCCTGCCGGGTATGCGGATATTCAGAGTCAATACGATGCGTTGACCGCTGATCCGTTTACGCAGGTAGATCCGTTGCAGGAGTCGCCTTCACAGTGGGGGCCGAACCAGCAGATGCCAGAGTTTGATTCTCCCGAATGGGACGCTATGGAGAAGTGGACCCCTGAGGCCGCCCCGGCGGCCCCGGCCCCTGAGGCTGATGGTGATGGCGGTGATGGTGATGGCGGTCCTACGCCTCCTGAACTCTGCATCGCCGGAGGCGGCACATGGGGACCGAACGGATGCACCTATCCGTCACCAGACGTACCACCTGACTTCTACCAGCCGATCGACCTAGGCGCTCAGATCCGCAGCATTCTAGGTGAACCATCCACCCCCGATTACACGGATGACATCAGGAACCTGTATGCGGAACTTGAAAAGTCTGTCAAAGACCGTTCCGCTGAACGGACACGGGTACTGGACGAATCGGTAATCAGGCGTGAGGGTCAACTCGCTGACATCGCTGAGGCTTTGACGGCCACGTTGGGGCCGTTGGAGGCGGCACGACTGTTGCAGCAGGCGGGGATTACCTCTGATGTGATTACACGCGGTGAGGGTTTGTCCGCTGATGCTCTGACCCGTCAGGAGAAGACGCGAGGCGAGTTGGGGCCGCAGGTCACCGACGAGTACGAGCAGGTCGCAGAGTTGGTGTCTGGTCTGACTGGTTCTCAGGCTACGTCGTCTGCTGATCTGATGTCTCGTTTGGAATCCATTGCGAATATGGCTGCTGGCGAGCGTGAAGCGATGCCGGGGATGCTAGAGGCTGATTCGTTGGCAGCGTTGGGTGATGAGGAGTTCCGTATTGCGAACCAGATCGCTACCGATTTGGCTAACGAGTTGGGCGAGTTGGACCCGCAGAAGGCTGCCGCGTTGTTGCAGGAGAAGATGCGACGGGGTGACTTCCAAACGGAAGAGGACATGCGGATCGCTACTGCGCTGTTGGGTGACCTTCAGCGTCGCACCACCGGGGTTGAGTCTGCTTGGGAGCAGGCCCGTTTGGAGAAGCGACAGGACAAACTCCTGAAG